CTAAGGCTGACAGCCTTTAAAAAAGGCGGTAAGCTAATTGAGGATGATTCTAAAAGCTATCAGCACGTTACAACAGCACTCGGTTACGCTATCGTCAGGGATATATACGACGAAAAACGCGGCTCAAGTCATTCTATAATTTTGTGAGGCTTTAAATGCTAGACCCGAAAAAGATTGTCAAAATTATCAAAGCACAAGCTCCAGTATTGCAAACTCACTTTAAGACTTTGGATATTTTAGAAGGCAATCTTGAGCCATACCTGACAAAAGCCCTCAAGCGTATTTTGTCCGACAGAGTTTATAGCTACGCGGTTGAGCGGCTTGTGCCTATCAATATCCTGCCTCGGTACGTGGATAAGCTCACAAATATTTATCAGACTGGCGTCATGCGCGAAGTAGTTGATGGTGAAGAAGCCGATCAGGCTTTGCTTGGCTGGTATGAAAACCAAATGCACGTCAATAAAATGATGCACAATTCTAACAGGCTTTATAATGCTTGTAAGTCATCTTTAATTCATCCATACGCTACCGAAGCAGGACCAGCGTTAAGAATCATCCCCAATGATCGCTTTGTTGTATGGTCTACTGATGAAATTAATCCGACAAAGCCTACAGGCGTAGCACTCTTGGCTGGTAAAGATTCTCAGAATAGAGAAATTTTCTGGGTATATACTGACGAAGAATTTTTAATCATCAAGTCCGATGACACCATTGACGCGAAAGCAATGGAGGAAATGGGAGTAGGTGACGGCTTAAATCCATACGGAGTGTTGCCGTTTATCTATGCCAATAGCTCTACTTTGCGACTTGTCCCAGTGCCAGACATAGATAGCCTTCGCATGACTGAGTATGTGCCGTCAGCTTTGACTGATCTTAACCTCGCGGCTATGTTTTCAGCGTTTAGCATGACGTACATTAAGGACGGCAACATTGAAAACCCTACATATGCGCCTAATGCTTTATGGTTCCTCAAAGCTGATGACCCTGAGAAGGAAGTACAGATTGGAACAATCAAGCCTGAAGTTGATTATCAGGAAGTGCTTAATCTAATTCAGTCAGAGATGAGCATGTGGCTAGGCTCTAAAGGAATTAAGTCTGGCGCAATCGGCCAGCTTACCCCTGATGCCGCAGCTTCAGGGATTGCTAAAATGATTGACGAGGCAGACACATATGACGTGCGCCAGGCTCAGACATTAGTTTACGGTCAGGCCGAGACTGAATTGTGGGATTTGATACTTCACAAGATGCATCCAGTTTGGGTTAGCCAAGGCTTAGTAGAAAACCGCCAAATGTTTAGCCCGTCAGCTTCTGTCAAAGCAAGATTTAGCGTTGTACCTGTCGGCACTCAGCGTAGCCAAATGATACAAGATCAGCGTGATGAGTTTGCAGCAGGGTTTACCACAAGAAAACGCGCTATTTCGCAGCTAAATCCTCAGTTGACTATGGAACAGGTAGAAGAATTGGTTGATGAGATTGACGCAGAGCGTGGCGCAGTATCTGAAGAAAACCAGCAAGAGCAAGCCAGCGAATCACCAGAGGTAGAAAATGGCGACGAAATGGCAACGGATCAAGGTTGATTTATCAGGCTACGGCCTGACTTCTGATGAAAAAGACGAAGTGGCTGACCTTATCATAGAGCGTATTGTTGACCGTACTCAAAAAGGCCGTGATAAGGATGGCGACAGGTTCGCCAAGTATTCTACAAACTATAAAGATAGCCTTGATTTTGCAATTGCTGGAAAAAAAGGCAAACCTGTTGATCTGCAATTATCTGGCGATATGCTCGCGGCAATACAACATTTAAAAGAATACGACACAAAAAGAAGTGTAATAATTGGCTTTGAAAATGGATCAGAAGAAAACGCTAAGGCTGATGGCAACATTCGCGGCACGTATGGTCAGTCTAAGCCGATACCTGGTAAGGCTCGCGATTTCCTCGGTATCAGTGATAGAGAGTTGGATAAAATTATAAACATGGTTAAAAATGGCTAGAAAATCAGCAAGTATTCAATTTAACAACATACTGAAACGGCTGCAAACCTCAGTAAAAGAGGCACTTTCACCAATGGCTTTAAAACCGACTGGCGAATTTGCGGCATCTATTATCGTAAAGCGCACAAGGCTTGGATATGGCGTAGACAAGGAATATGGACAAAAGCAAAAGCTCGCGCCACTTGCTCCTAGCTATATTAAACAGCGTAAAATGTTTGCCGGTCTAAATCCTTTGACTACGCCTAAGCGGTCAAACTTAACTAGGACAGGGCAAATGCTTGATAGCGTCCAAGCCATTGTCAGGCGTGGCGTGATTTACATAGAGCCGACAGGTACTCGCGACGATGGGAAAAAGAATTTAGACGTTGCAATATGGAACCATAAAGGTAACGCTAGACGTAACAGGCCGCCTAGAGTTTTTATGAATTTATCTCAGCTTGAATTTAATCAGACTGTAAGATTTTATCGTAAAACCTTTACCGACTTGTTAAGAAAGTTAAAAGTGATATAATTTAACCAGTTTAACGATGGAAGGTGAACAATGACCGAGCAGAAGGCTCCTGTGGAGCAATCTGGTGCGCCTGTGGCCGAGCCAGAGAACAAAGAACAGCGTGAATCAGTAACCTACGAGACGCACAGAAAATTGCTAGATGAGAAGAAAAAAATTCAAGCTCAGCTAGCTGATTTTATGTTGAAGGAAAAAGAGCGCGAAGAAAGCGAAGCAAGGAAGCGAGGCGACTTCGAAGCTATTTTAAAATCTCGTGAGGAACAGCTAGCGCATGAGAAAAAGGCTAGAGAGGACCTCGAAGCCAGAATTATGCAAGGCCGTAAGATGAACGCGGTACTAGAAGCTCTGGGCGGCAGCGTAGACCCAAAATGGGTTAAACTTATAGACGTGTCTGAAGTTGTAGTTAATCCTGAAACTGGCGAAATTGACCAAATGACCGTAGCGCGACAAGCTGAAGCTCTGAAGCGTGAATGGCCTGAAATGGTTAGCACTCGTGGCAAATTGCCGAGCCAAGCTCCAAAAGGTTTGGAAGGTGGTCTAGGAATGATAACCGAAAGCGAGTGGCGAAAGCTGGGATCAACAAAGGAAATGCGCAAGTACAACAAAGACCAAATTATTTGGGACAAATAAATTAAAACAGGAGTTTTAAAAATGGCATCTACAAATCTAACAGACGTACAATACCAAGTGCAGAAGTTTTGGTCGCCTATGGCTACCCAACAACTTCGCGAATCTCTCCTTTTGGGAAGCCTTGTTAACAAGGAATACCAAGGCGATCTTAAGAAAATGGGCGACCGAGTTCGCGTACACGCCGTCAATGCGCCGTCGGCTACGACAAAAACTGTCGGCACATCTGGCTCTAACGAGTTTGCAGCTTCCGCAATCTCTACAAGCTATGTAGACGTTACCGCTGATAAGCACGTCACAGCAGCTTTTGAGTTTGCTGACGAAGTTGAGCTTATGTCTATGATTGAATCCGGCAACCCTGAAGTTATCCAAAGCCTAGTTTTCTCTGTTGAGAAAGCTGTAAACTCTGCACTTTTTGCCGCAATGATTCCATCGGCTGCGGCTCCAGACCACCAACTTGGCGGAGTGACTGATCTAAACAACACTCAGCTACTTGGTATCCGTAAACTTGCTGCACAAGCTAAATGGGACACAATGAAAGGCTGGTATGGCCTGATTGACCCTAGCTACTACAGCGATGTTCTAGCGGCTCAGACTTTGGTTAGCTCTGATTTCGGCGCAGCTGATAGCCCGGTTATTTCGGGCAAGCTAGGCCTACGTAGATATGGTTTTCAGATTTTTGAGGACACGTCGTTAGCTGAGGACGTTGGTTTTTTCTTCCACCCAGATGCATTGCTGATGGTCATGGCTAAAGAAATGGCAATCAAGGTTTCTGATCTTCACCCAGTTGGCAAGCATGGCGTATTGCTATCTTGCGATCTGATCTTCGGATGCGCTATGGGCATCGAAGGTGCTAAGAAGTGTATCAAGGTCACAGCTGCCTAATTAGCTGAAAACTTAAGGGGGGGTCTTATAGGCCCCCTCTTTTGCGGAGTAACTATGCTAGCGTTTGATTCTCTTAATCCTTATGACGCAATGGGGTTTTTGATTGGAAATGATCCACAGGACCTTGTGGATAAATTGCGCGCACTACGGACACCGATTAAAATACATTTCATTGTACCTTATGGAAATCGTCACGTTGCCTATTATACAGGCGATGTCAAAGTTAAAAAGGTGACATCTGATGTCAACACTTCCGAAGTCAATACAAGACCGCGAGTACGAAAAGTTTGACTTAAATGATGCCGGTGATGTCGTCGTCAGGACTACACTATCTGGCGAGGTATCAGGCACGTTTTCACCGTCTGGCTTAAAGATCGCTGGCCGAGTGACTGAGGTAGTTTTATCAGATAATGCTTGGACAGCACTTCCTCCAGGAGGGCCGCTTGCAAACCGTAATGCTATAAACCTACAAAATTACGACACAGGTACTCAAATCAAATTAAACTTTAGAAGTGATGTCGGATATGTTGGGACTATCTTAAATGAAAATAGCGAAAGAAATTACGATATCACTTCAGATATAACATTGTATGCGCGTGCTTCTTTAGGTTCGCCAGTGTTAATCGTAGAGGAAATAAGTTAAAATGACATTTGTCGTACCAGTGACGGCAGGTTCAGACTGGCATTGCGGCTGGTCCACTATTCCTGCTACCATGACGGTCAAGATTGCAGAATATAAGATAAGCGTGACATTTGGTGACTTAGAAGTGCTTGGTAATTTGTTTATCGAAGGCACATTAGTAATAGAGGCTTAATAATGTCTAAAATCCGCTTCGGAGCAATACCACAGCCAGAGACACCACCAGCTAACCGCGTCTTTCTCTGGTACGACGAAGACGATCAGATATTTAAAATTAAACGTGATGACGGTATTGCAGAGCCTTTAGCTGCTACGGCTCCTCCGTCTACTGAGGCATTGACGCTTCTATGCGTTGTGCGAAATCAGACAGGCGTTACAATTCCAGCCGGATCAGTTGTTTATATCTCAGGAGCAAGTGGTAATCGTCCATTAATCACTTTAGCTCAAGCCAATAGTGAGCTGACAAGCTCTAAGACTTTCGCAATTACAAAACAAAGTATCTTACACAATGCTACAGGATACGTTGTCACAAGTGGCGAGCTTATAAATATAAACACGAATGGTTACTTTGAAGGCGATTTGCTCTGGCTATCTCCTACAGTGCCAGGTGGCCTAACTACAACAAAACCAAGCGCACCAAATCATGCAGTATTCTGTGGATATGTCGTCAGAAAACATCCTACAGAAGGCATAATTGAAGTAAAAATACAAAACGGTTTTGAGCTTCAAGAGCTTCACAATGTTGCGATTTCGTCAGTAAATAATGGCGACATCCTGCAATATGAATCAGCTACGAGCTTGTGGAAAAATGTCCCGTCATCCTCTGTCGCTGGTAAAACATTTAAGGTAGAATATTTCACATTAGACTCTAATCAAATTCTGATGGGCGAAGTCGGTTTAGCTCATACACCAACAGACGCAACGAGCGTTATGTTAGATGTCATTAGCAATGGCCCACAAGTTTATGGCGAAGACTTTACAG